CTGATCTCGACGTTGTCGGTGAGCGGCAGGAGCGAGTCCTCGCCGAGCGAGAGCTTGAAAATCTCCTGCGAGAACTGCGGCGGAACGAGAAAACCGCCGTCCTGGCCGACGGCCTCGTTGCCGTAGTTGCTCGGCGCGGCGGCGCCGATGCCGCCGAGCAACAGACGAGCGTCGATCGACTGGCCGGGCTTGTCGGCCTGGTACACCGCCTGCATGAATTCGCCGACGGAGCCGAAGCCGCGTCGGGGATCGGCTTCGCGGTTGTCGGTGACGATCGGGCCGATGACGTGGTCGACACCGATGCGTGCTTCATCAGCGATCAGGGCGGCTTCGCGGTCGATGGCGGCCGAGGCGGCGTCGATGCGGGCGCGCAGGGCGTCGAAGGCGGTGACTTCGTCGTCGGTCAGGTCGCGGTTCTCCGACGCGGCGAGGTCGGTGAGCCCGCGGGCTTCTTTGACCAGGGTGGTCTTGCGAGCCTGAAGCTCGCGCAGTTGTTTGCTCATGTGGATCTCCAAAAGCAAAAACCCGCACGAGGCGGGTTCGATGGGCGTAAAAAAACCGCCGGGAGGCGGTTGAGGTGGGGGGCGAGCGGTGGGTCGGTTTACACAGGGGCGAGGGTCAAGGCGCTCAGCATTCAACCGAAGGAGCCGCGCACGAAGGGGCGTGCAGCACCGCTAGTGGACACCCTCTGAAGTGGTTGTTGAACGTATGACAGACTCCGGGTTGATCAAGTATCAATGGTCCGACTCAATCGCCTGTCTCGCGGCTGCAGCTGTCGACGTCTGACCTGTTGCCTCAAACAAGGCAATCAGAATGGGCGGACTCTGCGGGATGAGTACACCAAGAGAGAACCACCCAAGGAGAAGCAATTGGCAGACGACCCGGGCACCTCGCGACCACGGACGTGGCGAAGCGTCGCTGTCCAACCTTAGAAATTCGGCTGACCAGACCGCGTAATACCTAGTAATTATTGCGAACGCTGAAAGTGTCGCCAATCCAATATTCAGCCAGTGAAAATAACAGAATTTCAGAACGACTGACGCTTCAGAAAGCTTTGCCGGATAAACGAGAAAGAAAAAAGCCCCGAACGAGAGTAAAGTCCATGTTTGTATGGCCGTCTTAGTCGAGTTGGTCACAAAGCCGTCCGATGCTTCCATAATCACTAGAGAGCCAAGCATGGCGCCTATCCATGCGAAAACAGTGAATGTGAATGTCCAAGCGATTGATTGCCCATGCCGATATGCAAAGAAACTAGTTGCCAGAGCGATGATGACGAGCATCAGCCCAACGAGGGGACTCCGTGATTGTTCTCTCATGAGGTTTCTCCTAGGTTCAATCGACATGCGGCATAGGCTAAGCCAATCGCGATACTGCAGCCCAGAGACACTTCTGAGTCCTAATAACTCCTCCCGCTGCTCCCAAACTCGGCCGGGCCGATCGCACTGGAAGCTGATTTCTGGCAGGACTCCCATCTCGTGGCTGCAGCTTCTACTTCGTACTAAATTGTCGCGAAAAGCGGCACCTCGCAATATGTGGCGGCTGCATAAACCCAGAACACCCGACTGAGTGGGTTGGATAGACCGCTTCACCATCTGCTTCCGGCGCTATTATCCCAGAATCTCAATCGCACGTTGCGCTTGGGCGAGACGGCTTACCCGCGGTCTGGCAATGGACCTGGCATCCCGCCGCATCTTCCTCACGACCTCGTCGAACGTGGCCACCCCATCGATCATGCCTTGCGCCTGCGCAGCTTCGCCGCCGAGCACACGACCCTGACCCATTCCCTCGCGCACCTGCGCGATTGGCACCCCACGCCCGCGCGCCACCGCCTTGGTGAAGCTGACGTAGTAGTCATCCACGCGCGACTGCATGAACCCCTGTGCCTCCTCGTCGAGCGGCACATACGGATTGCCCTCGACCTTGTACTTGCCGGCCGAGATCAACGTCGGTTTGACGCCCTTGGTAACAAACGCCTGCGAGTAATCGAAGTGCGCCTGCCAGACGCCGATCGAGCCGACCTCGCCGCCTGGCGTGACGTAGAACTCGGATGCAGAGCAGCCGATCCAGTAGGCGGCCGACGCGGCGAGGCTATTGGCTATCGCCACCACGGGCTTCTGCGCCCGGGCACTGACGATCTCGTCGGCGAGTTCGGAGACGCCATAGACGCTGCCACCCGGGCTGTCGATGTCGATCAGGATCTGGCTGACCGAATCATCGGCCAGTGCCTGGCGCAGGGCGGAGGCAAACTGCTGCGTGCTCACGCTGCCCGGTCCCGAGACATCGTCGACCATGTTGCCGCGCTGGGTGACAACACCGTACAAGGGCAGCACAGCAATCCCGCCACTGGAAACCGCCGTGGTCGCCTGCCGACGTGCCTCCCGCACGTTGCGGTCAGCCGCGATCGATGCCAGGACGTCCTCGCCAGCCGGAACGTCTTGCGACCAGCGCGCCAGGACCGCCGTCACCGCATTCAGTCGTTCGGGCATCAGCGCCCAAGGGGTGGCCAGAAATTCGGCAACCAGCAAGTGGTGGTTCATCGTGTCATCCCCATCGTCATTCGGTCTGTGCGTCTTCATCGTCTTGCGGTCCAGTCACATCCTGGGCAGGCCGCTGGTCCTGCCCAGCATCGCCTTCCAGGTTCTCTGCCGAACCTTCCTCGACCATGTTCAACGGTCGCAGCGGTTCATCCAGCCCGTCGAGCGGATTCAAGTTCTCCGCAATCCGCGCCTCGTTGCGCGTCAGCCAGCCGTTCTGGATGCCGCTCTGGTAGTACGACGACCGACTCGCGGCATCGCCGCGCATCAGGTTCGCGAAATCGAACTCGACTTCGAGATCGTCGCCGTCAAGCAGCAACTCGGACTCGATGCTCGCTTCCCATCGTTCGGCCCACGGCGTCATCGTGTGCATGACGAATTCGAGGCTCTGCTGCTCGATGTTCGAGAACGTCGCGCGATCCAGATCCGCAATCATGTGCGGCGGCACCCGAAACAGCCGCGCGATGTCGGTGATCTGGAATTTCCGGAGTTCGAGAAACTGCGCGTCCCGGTTGGTCACGCCCACCTCGTGGAACTTCATGCCGTTTTCCAGCACCAGCACCTTGCCGCGGTTGGCCCCGGACTGCGCCGCCTGGTAGGACTCCCGAAACACCTTCTTGGCCTCGCTGTCCTTGAACGACCCAGGAAACTCGATCCAGCCGCCGGTGGGTTTCGCGTCGTTGGCGAAGAAGCGCGCACCGTAGTCCTGCGCCGCCAGCGCCATGCCCAGACTCTCGCGCGCCAGTTCGATCGGGCTCATGCCCATCAGACCGTCCGACGACAGACCACGCAGATGCCAGATCTCGCCGCGCGGCAGTATCGCCTCTACCCCGAGCCGATCGGTCACCCGGTACCGGTAGTCACCGGACGGGACAAGTTCCATGCGGATCCGGTCCGGGTGGATCGGCATCAGTTCGACGATCTCGCCGCGGCGGTTGGCCACGATCCGGTTGTAGGCGTTGCCCCGGAGTGCCAGATGACCCTGCAACATCTCGCGCCACTCATACGGGTTCTGGTAACGATTCGGTCGTTTCGCCAGCACGCGGTACAGCCAGTGATCCGTCACCCGGTCCTTGCCGCCATCGGCGCGTTGCCGGTAGAGCACGAATGGCAGGGCCGCCATCGTCTCGGCCAGGATGCGCACGCTGGCGTACACCGCCGCCACGCGCATGGCGTTGTCCGCCGATACCCGCATGCCGCTGGAGCTTCGCATCGTGACCGGCTCGAACCAGAAGTCACCCCCTGGCGAACGGTCGTCACTCGATGCCATCCAGCGCGAGAGAAAGCTGAACATCCCCATCAGAGCATCACCAGCTCGTAGTCGGCACCGAGCACCACCTGGGTGCCGGGCGTGATCGCCCGCGACAGTGCCATGATCAGCGCGACGATGCCGTCGATCTTGTTCTCCGGGCGTTCCTTGCGCGGATAGATGTTGTCCTTGGCGTCCAGGTGCGCCACGACGTTACTCACCATCCAGCCCAGCACCGGATCCCCGTCGTGGATCAGTTTTCGTTGCAGGACCAGCGCCTCCAATGTCTTCATCGGTTCCGAGAAATTGAGCACCGTCGGGCGTACCTCAATCATTGGCAGCCCCTCGGCCAGCATCCGGGTCGACAACTGCGTCGCCTGGAAGGGGTCGAACGCGACCGCCTGGATGGCGAAGCGCGAGGCAAAGTCCACCAGGTCGGCTTCGATCCAGGAGAAATCGATCACGTTGCCGGGCGTCACCGTCAACCGTCCGCTACCCATCCAGCCGGGATACTGGCTGTTGCCGGTGGCGTGCACCGTGTCCTCGGGCAGGTAGTAGCGACCGAACACTGCAAAGCCGCCGTCGATTTCCGCATGCGCGAAGACCAGCAGCAAGGCGGCGATGTCGGTCTTGCTGGCCAGATCGAGGCCGATCCAGCACGGCTGTCCCGCATAGGACTCGATGTCGAGCCCCTGGTCGGCGCAGCGATCCCAGGAGCGCATGTC